GAGCAAATTTATATTGAAATGCGAAAGACCTAAAATTCATAGTTTTGAAAATTTGCTCTTGGAAAGGGTTGCGCACTTTCTTACTTGCAGCTCTTGCCAAACCGCCTAAGTTGGCATTACCTAAACCAAGTTCTTTCGGGAGTGTAGCTGCGTCTACGAGACCTCTTGCGATAAGTTCTTGTGCATTACCATTAGCTGCATTAGTCATCAATCCTTCTAGAACTTTACCACCACCTTCTGTGGTAGCAAGTGTCCCCAACAATGCACCAATACTTTCATTCTCGTATTCAGCTGAATATTTTGCTTGAGGCGATTGTGCAATATGTAATGAAATAGTATCTGTTATTCTTTTAGCGGCAGCTGTTTTAATTGATGTAGCATCTGCTACGATGAATTTATCAACAGCACCTGCAGAAGCAACAGTAGCAGCGAGATCTTTAGCAACATCAAGCCCCTGAAAGCCTGAATTTACTTGTCTTGCAGCAAGTAAGCCTGCAAATGCTGCAGAAAAGTTAGCTCCAAACCTATTCAACTCATTTACACTAAGAGCATTTTCAGCTGTGATAGAGCTGCCAGTTCTTACGGATGGTGCACCGATTTCCCTGTCAGTTGCAACATTCTGATTTTGAATATTTTTTAGTTCTTGTGTATCTTTAGTAGGAACATATTCACTAATAAAGAAGTTTACACTGTGTGGCTGTTCATTTGTGTCGAGGTTATTTGGATATCTGAAATGACCGCTATTCCTGCCGCGCCTTCCACCACCTTTACCTAAAACTTCAGTTGTTGAAAAGGCAGAAGAAATTGTCTCAGTGAGATTGCTGAAAAAAGCCATAGTGTTCTCTATAAATAGTTTTTCTTTTGCTTATTTATAATGCCATATTCTAAAAAATTACATCAAGGTAAATTTATTCCTCGCAATCCCCAAAAGTATCGCGGGAATCCTAGTAACATCATATATCGAAGTTCATATGAGTTGAAATTTATGAATTGGTGTGATATCAATGAAAATATCGTTGAATGGGGATCTGAGGAACTAGCTATACCGTATCGCTCACCTGTCGATGGTAAGTTGCATAGATATTTTCCTGATTTCTACATGAAGCTGAATGGCAAAAAGTATCTTATAGAAATAAAACCAGAGAGATTCACGAAAGAACCTAAGATACCTAAAAGAAAAACAAAACGATTCATTGAAGAAGTCAAACAGTATGGCACGAATATCGCTAAATGGCAGAGTGCCACAGAGTTTTGTCTTGATCAGGGTTGGGAATTTAGGATTCTAACTGAGAAAGAATTGGGCATTTCGTATAAATAGGGTATGGCTAATCCGTTTGAACAAATTAGAGCAAACTCCGATAACCAGAGAAAAAGTTTTCAATGGTATCAAAGACAAGTTCAACAGCTGGCGAGTAATATAAACTCACCTGCCGCAGCAATGCGCAACGATGTTTTTGAGAAAGTGGGAACCTTTGAGATTGGTAGTATGTATCTTTACAGATATGATCCAAAGACCAAAGACAAACTCCCATATTATGACACATTCCCGCTTGTATTACCATATGAGCCAGCTGCTGGTGGCTTCTATGGGTTGAACCTCCATTATCTTCCTTACCTCTTGAGGGCTAAAGTTTTAGGAGAGCTAATGGAGACTGCAAACAGCAAAACGATTAGCGCAGATACAAAAATGAGATATAATTGGTCATTGTTGAAAAGGGTCGGCAACGAAGTCAGACCTTGTGTGAAGAGATATCTCCTCAATAATGTAGTAACACAATTCTATAAAGTAAATCCTGAAGACTGGAAAGCTGCCATTTTCCTACCAATCGAAAACTTCCAAGGCGCAACCAAGAATGAAGTCTTCAAGGATTCAAGGGCAATGATCTAATGACAAAAGCAACATTTGAACTCAACGATTTTCTATCTAATATCAGAAGTAAGGACTTAGCAAGAGCCAGTAGGTTTGAAGTTGTCATGTCTAGTGCATCAGGTCGCGGTAGTAACAGAGAAATCTCATTGCTCTGTGAAGAGGCAGCAGTTCCTGGTCTTATTTCGACATTTGCCCCGACTAAGATTGGTAACTGGACTGAATACCGCGCACATGGCGTAGAATTCTTCGGCGACAACGCCACGTTCACGTTCCTCTGTAACACAGACTGGAATGCTAGAGAATATTTTGAGGCGTGGATGGGAACTACAGCTGACACAACATCGAAAGAAGTAGGGTTTTATGACGATTACACTGGTGAGATTGACATCTATACTCTAGATCGTAATGATGAGAGAACTGCTAAGTGGTCATTGAAAGAGTGTTGGCCACGACTGATCAACCTTACTCCTCTTCAAAATACAGCAGATTCGCCAGTCCGTGTAACGGTGACTCTGACATATCGTTACTGGAATTCAGATACTCTGGATAACAGTCCACTCGGAAATATCAAAAGGTTTGTAAATATTATCAAGGATGGAGATCTAGACGCATTAGCTGATGTTCTCGGTTTCTAAAGGTGAAAAATAATGGGATTGCCAAAAATTGACGTGCCAACATTCAAGATGAAAATTGAATCGTTGGGAAAAGATTATAAGTTTAGACCCTTCCTCGTCAAGGAAGAAAAATTGCTCGTAATGGCGAGTGAGTCTAGTGATAAAAGTGACATGTTGGGTGCTGCTCAACAAGTTATCACTAATTGCTCATTTGGCAGAGTTGATGGTGAAAAATTACCAATGTTCGAAGTGCAGAAAGTTTTCTTGACACTCCGTTCTCAATCTGTTGGTAACATCATCGAGCTTTCAGCCAGATGTGGGCATTGTGATGGTGCGACACAAGTATTTCTTGATATTGATGAAATTGAAATCATCAAGGATGAATCACATACGAATAGGATCGAGTTGAATTCTGATCTTGTGATTGAGATGAAATATCCTAGTGTTGAAGAAGTTGCATCATTGGCTAGAGCAGAGGAAGATACCGATATCTATTCAGTGACAGCAAACTCTATTGATAAAATTTACACATCTGAAGAGGCTATCAATTTTCAGGATAGCCCTCCAAATGAAAGAATTGAATGGATCGAAAATCTGTCTCCCGATTATTTTGGTAAAATCAAAAGATTCTTTGAGACTATGCCACAACTATATCATACAATAAATTATAACTGTAACGAATGTAAGAAGGACAATTATCTTGTAATTGACGGTTACGAAAATTTTTTCGTATAACTCTCTCTCATGAATCTTTGATGAACTTGTATAAAACGAATTTCCTATTGATGCAAGAACACAATTATTCATTATCAGAATTAGAAAATATGATACCGTGGGAGAGAGAAGTCTATGTTAGTATGCTGATTGAACATCTTAAGAAAAAAACAGAAGAAGCAAAAAAGAGATAAACAATGGCACTTCTAAAACTCGGTAAGGCTGCACAAGACGTAGCAGATTCAGTAGAAAAGCTGGCATCAGCAACTGAAACTGGATTTACAGACCTCATGAAAAATGGGTCAGCTCAATCTTCTGCAAATGTAGTAAATTTCAAGACCGCTAGATCCAATGTAGGTGGTCAAAAATCAGCAACACCAGCTTCAACGAAAACTGCACCAGCAAGTGCCATGTCAGCTGACATCGCAGCAGCTACTGAGTTGTCAATGGAAGAACTCTCCAAACAAACTGATGTTTTGAGAGATATTGAAAAGAATACAAAACAAACAACCAAAAATACTGCAAAGCCACCATCAGCTGGTGGACAAGCTCCTGCTCCTCCGAGTGAGGATGTCATCAAAGCACAAGCCAAGGCAGGCACTGACGATGGCGATAATAGTAAATTAGAGAAATATCTTGATAAAGTTCAGCAAGCAATGGTCAGCGGGATGGGAACTGGTCTTCTTGCATTGGGTGCAGCTTTGTTTGCCATGCGTGACAAAGAAGCTAAACAAGCTAAAGTAACCGACGAAGTTGTTGGTCAAAATAGTAAAGCATTGGCAGCATTTGGTGGTATACAAGGTAATGAACTATTCAAGACCCAAGGGTCTGATGCAAGTTTAGGTCGTGATGCTACTGCCAACGAAGCAACTATTGCTGCCAATAAAGAAAACCTAACGAAAGTCCAAGCCCTCGCAATCGATCAAATGAGGGATGAAGGTAAGAGCGAAGGTGAAATTTCCAAAGAAGTAAAAAATATTGAAGAGGCTTTCAATAGTGGAGATCTGGCTAGGGTGTATAAAAAGATTGGACAATATACAACAGGCAAAGATCCTATCGTTTATCAAACTAAAATTGATACCAATAGACTCAGTATGGGAGATGCAGAGAAACTTGGTGCTGCATATGGTATTCAGAAAAAGGATAATGAAAGTGATGAAGCATATAAAAAGCGTTTACTTGAATCTACAAGTATTGAATCAGATTTTGCGAGATCCAAAGCTGATGCTTACATGGGTGGCACAGCAGCAAGGAACATTGTTCGCGGTAGGTTGGAAGACAACCTAATAAGATCCGCTGGGCTTGATACTAGCAATATGAGTTTCTTTGACCCTGAATATTTTCCTAAAAATAGAGAAGCGGATCAAATGGGCGATCGCCTTGAAGCTCAAATTGATAGTGTAGTCGGCAAACTAAGTGATATGGGTAAATCTGATGCAGAAATCAATCGGATGCTTGCTGCAGAGGCTACAAAAATCAAGGATATGAAAGCTGATGAATTGGCTACATATGATCTAGAAAAAAGCGTCATGACAGGTGATATGGTCGGGGCTGCACAAGATCAAAGTAATGCAGCTGCAAGAGAGGAAGCTGATAGAAGAGCTGTAACTCCTGCTGCACCTGCACCTGCTTCTACACCAGCAGAACCTCGTGAGAAAGATGTAATCACAACTGGTCTCAGCTTAGATACTAAAGCGCATGATGATACTGCAAAAGAATTGAGAAAAT